ATTGTAATAGAATTGCATCTGGCCCTTTAAATGGTAAAGGCATAAATGCATCTTTTAAATTTCCTCCCGGAGCGTCGACATCTCTAAACTCACCTGGTTGAATGGGTTGCGCATCATCTCTAACTCTAATACCACGCATTTTAAATCCTGCTGGTAAATTAGCTAAAGTTCCTGCATCTAATAATTGTCTTAAAGCTTGAGTAGCAGTTCTTGATAAACCACCAATCATATGAATTAAACCAAATCCATAGAATCCAAGTCCTGGTAAAAATTTAAAATGTACAAAGTAACTAGTTTTTTTCTTTAATGGATCTTCAGCTTTATAATTTCTTTTAATTGAAAGAACCTCCATTGATCCTTCTTCAATAGTTACAATATATGGAAGTTTAATACCTGTGGGCTCACCATTTTGATCTTTGTCTTCAAAACCCTCTATATCTAAATTAACATGACATTCTAAAAGAGTATAAACATCTGCTTGTTTAGAAATTCTAACTCCTTGTAATTCTAATTGTTTTTTCTCAATCTCATCTTGTTGTAAAGGAGGTTCTCCTAAATCAACGTCTTTATAAAAACCAGAGACTTGTTGTTTTTTTAAATCATTTTCAGAAATTTTAATTACATGAATAATTGCTTCAGCATCTTCTAATGAAGTTGCAGTATATGGAACTATTAAATCATCTGATGGAATAAATTTAGATACTGCTCTTTGTAACATTGCATCATAATAAACTTTTTTAAATGTAGATCCTGATAATGGTAAATAAAATAACATTTGATCAAATTCTGGTTCATATTCTTTCATAACATCCATAATTTGATAGTTCATAAAATCTTTAACACGATTTGCTTGATCTTCTTTATTACGATCTGAAAGTCCTACGATTTCAGTTCTAACAGGTCCACCTGCTGGTAATAATTCTTTATAAGCTTGAGCTTGAAATTGTGTAACTGCTTCTGCAAGAACTGGATGTGTAACTCCAGATGCGTTTCTAAATGGTTGTGTTCTTGTTTTGTAAGTAAAACCTAAAAGATCTAAACCTTTAATATAAGTTTGTTCCCAATCTTGTCTTGATGATTTGTAATCTGTATATTTTTCTTGAAGATCAGATCCTATTTCTCCAAGTATTTTATCATCTAAAAATTCTGCTAAATTTGCATCATGTTCTAATCCACCTTCCATTCCTGCAAGTTGTGGTTCAAAAGATATTTCGGCACCCCCATCTTCCATTTGAGTTATTTGAGCACCTTCAGTTGGGATTAATTCTGGTTCTTGAATTGTTTGGTCAACTCCTTGAAGTTGCTCTTCATTAATTAATGTATTAGGCAACGCCTTATCTATATCAGCCATGATTATCTATACCTTTTTTTGAATAATGTTTCAACACCTTGTGGATTAGGACCTTTAACAGGTGGAATGGTTCTTGTCAAATCTGTATTAACGGATTCACTTTTACTTACATAACCACCTTTTTTAAATTGCTTACTCCAATTTAAAAATAACTCCGGTTTTTTAAAATCACCTCTTTCAAATGGAGATACTATTCCCGCTGAAAAATCTCCGTAGTTAGCTCCTATACCAAAACCTGATTGTGGTCCTCTTCCTTCATTATTTCTATTTTTTGTAAAAGTACCTATACCTACATTAGTTTCATCATCAGAATAAACAGGAAGACTAATGGGAGGTAATCCAATTCCACCACTTCCATATCCAACTCTTCCCCCATTTGCATAATCTGGATCGGGATATCTATCCATAATATCTTCGTAAGGATGGCTTTCTGTTCTTTGTTTATTTTTTAATCTTTGTTCAGCTTTTTCTACATCTTTTATTTTTCCTGTTGCAATTTTTTCTAATTTTTCAATATCACTATGAGCATTATCAATATGAAAAGTATCATAATCAAATTCAACTTTACCTGGATTGTTGTAGTCTGGCTTTGGTCTATTTTCTACTACATAAAAATCTCCTGGATCTTTTATTTGTTTACCTGTTTCTAAATTAATATCTGATTTAGGTGGTTTATAAGTTATTTCAAAAGGTGAATCTGCTACTCCTCCAGTTTTAGATTCAATAGAAATTTCTCCAGTTGCTTTATTTTGTGTAAGTGTAATTGTTTCTGGTTTTCCAGTTTTAGAAGGTATTTCTAATTTTTTAACAATAGCCATATCTTCAAGTGAAGAAGCTTTAGGAGATATATCTATTCCTTCTTTCATTATTTTACTCACAAGAGGATTAAACCATTCTGGCATGCCTTTTACTTTTGGTAATATTCTTGCAACATTTTTTGCAACTGCTTTTATTTCAGGACCACTTTCTTTAAGTAGTTTTCCTGCAAAAGGTAAAGATGCAATTCCTGTTCCTAAAAATTTTAAAAAATCTCGTCTAATCATTTTTGCCTACATATTTGTCGTATAAGTCTCTACCAAACATATCCCATCCTGTGTAAGCAGAAGAAGCTATTAAACCCGGTATACCTGCATATCTAGAAACTGCAGCTATAGTTCTTGGATTTAAACCCATTCTTAATGCAGCGTTTAATATTCCTGGCTCAGCTTTTGTTCCTACATTTGCTAATGAAAAATAATTTTTTGCTTTATTTAAAAGTCCAACTGATTTAGTAGCATTAGCTGCTTCTGGTGCAAGATTTTCTAAAAAAGCTAAATTCATATAAGTAAAGGGACTTGTTAAATGATTTTTAAGATCTTCTCCTTTAGCAAGTTCACTTCCAAGTGAAGCAGCTTCTATTGCTGCAACAGGTAATGGTGAATAAGCTCTACTTAGTCCTTTTCCTGCAACACTAAGCGCAGACATAATTGGTCCTTTACCTCCTGCTTTTGCAGCCTTATAAGTTTCTTTTGCTCCTGGAATAGCAAAAGTTCCTGTTAAAATACCAGAAGTTAAAATTGGATTTTCTGCAATTGGATTATCTGCAATCCAATAAAGTAAATCAGATTGATCTGCTTTTTCATTTGAATCATATGCACTAACGAATCCAGCATATGGATCATATTTTATAGGCATTGCTAATGGTAAATTAATATCGGACATTTATTTTCTTTTCTTTTTAAACATTGAACCAATTCCACTTTCAAGTGTTTTTCCAAAAATACTTGCGACACTTTTAGGAGTTAATACAGATCCACCCATTGCAAAATCATAATCTCTATCTGTAGGCTTAGTTTGAATTTTTAATTGTTCAACTGGTTCTCCTTCTTTAGACCAACGTTCTTTCATTTGTTTATAAGAATTTCTTGCTCTATCAACCCAATGTTCTCCTTCAACACCTTTGTAACGAGAAGGAGTATCTGGTGTAACTGCTTTATGATAATCTAAAATATCTGGAAAAGTTACATCTTTAGGATCTTTGTTTAAAAAATATCCTGCTTCAATTTTATCTGCTTCTTTTTTGTAACCAGAAGCAGTCATCCAATCACCTTCATCTAAAGCTTTAGACCATTTAGATCTTAATGCTTTTGCTTTTTCAAGTGCTTTCATAGCAGCTTTAATAACACTACCTCCAGCATCATATCCAACTCTTCCGCCATTTGCAAATTCTGGTTCTTTAAGTTTTTTTCCAAAGTTAGAATAAAAACTTAAATCATAATCTACATCATGTCTTTTTTTTAATTCATCTTGAATTCTTTTATAATATTCTTCTGGATTGGTTGGAGCAATTTGAAATTTATTTTGAGCATGATCAAAATAAACTTTCTCTGCACCTATCTCATCAATAATTTTATCTAATTGAGCTTCGCTAACACCTTTTCTTTTTAGTTCATCTCTCATAGCCCATTGTGATTCAAATTCCATTGGTAAGTCACCTGATTTATACATATCATTAAATTTTCTTTTAGCTTCTTCCACATATTCTAAATGTTCTTTTTTAGCATCTAAATATTCTTTAACTAATTTTTTATGTTCTGGAGTTGTGACACCAAGATTAATTTCTGTTTCTGAAAGTTCTCCTAAAGGATTTTTTCCTTCTGGTGTTAATTTTTGTCCTGTTTTTGAACTTAAGATTGCTTCTTGTTTTGAAAATAATTCTGGAAATTCTGATTTTAAATAATTTATATTATTTGTAAATTGTTCTTTTTCTGCTTCATTAGCTTTAAATACAAAATTAGCATCAGTCTCAATTAACTTCTTCATTTGCTTTGGATCTGCTTTTGATCCAAATTTACTTAAGTCCATATTAAAAGAACTTTTAATATCAGGTAATCTTGTAACATCTGTTGCAAGACCTGGTTTTAATTTAATACCGATACTCTTTAGCAGTTCTGCTATTGTTTTATCAATTATAGCCATTAGTAATACTCCACGTTGTCTTGGATAACTGGTTCATCCACATAGTCTTCAGGATGTTCCAAAAATCCTCCTTGTCTAAATCTCATTAATGCCTGTGTCATTGAGTCAACAAGGTCATCATGATCCCCAAAAGGAAATGCCGCGCATTCCTCAATAACCTCTTCTGCAAAAACAGCCTCTGGCGCCCAAATTTGTCCACTCTCAAAAAGAGGGGCAACGGCGTTTACTCTGGAATGCTTATCATTTCCTTTGCTTGGTGTAAAGTTGATAACGGGAATACCCATCTTACGTAATTCAAAGGTTAATGGTAATCCAGATGCTTTTGATTCCACAACCACTGAATCAGGTTTCCAATAATAATATTGTTGTAATGCTTCACGTCTAAGCTCTGGAAACTCTAATCTTTTCTTTAATGCATCTAATAATATTAAATTAGGTCCACTATCCTCAGTTGGGTAAAATACTCCCCAAGTAGTAATAGCAGAATAATCGGCCGTTTCTCTTTTTAAAAAAGCAGTATCATAACTTTGAATTACATGTTCTAAATTTGGAATATAATCTTTGTCCCATTTACGCCACCATTCACGTTTAATAATTGATCCTTCTTCTGATGTTGGATTTTGCATCCACTGTGCATTCCATTTTTGAATTGATAAAGATGCTTTAACTGATTCTAATTCTGATAACTTCCAATACTCTGGCCATACAG